AGTGTATGTTCATGCCGCCGACAACCAAGGCTAACCGCTGGCAGCAGATGGTCAACGGGCTGATGAGCCAAGCTACATACATAGATGTACCAGAAGAACTGACCATGGCAGGGCAGTTCAAGGATCTGTTGCGGACGTATTGCACGAGCCACATTCGGGCGATGGCCCCAGAGGAGATTGACATGGGTAAACCGTGGACCGATGGCGGCATTACGAAGTTCAAGTTGGAGGGGCTTTTGGAGTTTCTGCACAACCGCCGCTTCAATGTTACCAGCCGTGGGTGGGTGACACAGATGATCCGCGATATCGGGGGAGACAGCGGAGTGCAAAACATTAAAAAGCGTGGGCCCAAGGGGGAGAGGCGGAGCACGGTGCGATGCTGGTGGGTTCCTGCGTTTGACGAAGAAGAAGTAGAATTGCCTGCAAAGGAGATTAGTAATGACATCCCATTCTAACAGATTGCTGCGCGTGGGAGAGGTGGCGGATATCTTGGGGGTATCGCGCTCATACGTTTACAAGTTGGCGCAAAACTCGACCAGTTTTCCAAAGCCCATCATTCTTGGTGACGAGAGCAACAGGCGGTCATCAAGCCGTTGGGTTTTGACAGAGATAGAAGACTGGGTAAACACTAGACCGAGAGGCAAGGATTATGATCCCGAAGGCTAAACTTATTCTGGGTCCACCAGGTTGCGGCAAGACCTATCGTTTGATTGAGGAGATCAAAGACGCACTGGCACAAGGGGCGCACCCGTCACGCGTGGGGGTGATCTCGTTTACCCGCAAGGCTATCGAGGAGATGGTGACACGGGCGTGTGCCGAGTTCCAACTGGAGCCGAAGGACTTTCCGTTTATGCGAACGAGCCACTCGTTTGGGTTCCGTGGGTTGGGGCTACAGCCTAGCGACATCATGAACAAGGAAGACTATGACAACATCGGGGCGATGGTGGGCCTGACCTTTGAAGGAAAGATAACCAACAATCTTGAGGATGGTATGTCCCTGCCTTCGATTGGAGGTTCAGGGGCCGTGTACCTACAGATGGTGGGCCGAGCACGGTTGCGGATGGTGGACTTGGACACGGAGTTCAACGAGACGGCTGACCGTAGTTTGTTCTATCCTAAGTTGGTGCAACTGCACGAGCAGATCGAAGAGTACAAACGTGCGGTCAACAAGTACGACTACGTTGATATGATCGACAAGTATATACAGGTGGGGGAGCCCCCTGCCCTTGACTATTTGTTTATCGATGAGGCCCAAGACTTCACGCCGTTGCAGTGGGAGATGGCAGCAAAAATCGCTGACGCATCTGACCAAGTCTTTATTGCTGGTGACGACGATCAGGCCATCCACCGTTGGACGGGCGTGGATGTTAATGTGTTTAACACATGCACCAATCAAGTGGAGGTGCTTGAGCAATCGTACAGGATCCCTGCATCTGTGCATAGGTTAGCCGTGGACATTTCCAAGAGGATTGATGATCGTCACATCAAAGTGTTTAAGCCCCGAGAAGAAGAGGGCATGGTTGAGTGGGTCACATACCTTGATGAAATACCGCTGCACGAGGGGTCATGGACTATTATGGCTCGGACCAACGGGTACGTTCACGACCTGGCAAAGCGGATCAAAGAGATGGGCTTCAAGTATTCTTTGAAGGGCAGACCCAGTGTGTCGGAGAAACTCGTAGCAAACCTATACACATGGGACGATCTGTGTGCTGGTAAATCTGTGGGGCTGCAAAGGATCAAGGACCTGTACTCTTCGGTCCCGAAGCAGGGGCAGAATGCTGTGGTCAAACGTGGTTCGACACAGATGCTGGACCTGTTGGCTCCTGATGCGGAGCTCAACATGGATCGATTGCAACAGGAATTTGGATTGTTGGCTGGGCCAGAGCAGAGCGCGTATGAGGTCATGCGTGTAGGCGGAGCCGAACAAGACTACATCGATGCGATGGAACGACGGGGCGACGACTTGCTGTCAGAGCCAAGAATAAAACTGTCTACCTTCCATGCGATGAAGGGAGGCGAGGATGACAACTGCGTTGTATCCCTTGCGTCAACCAAGGCATGTGTGGAGAGCGACCACCCTGACGATGAGCATCGTGCGTTTTACGTTGCGGTCACACGGGCAAGGCACAATCTCTACATTCTACAGAGCAACAATAACTACAGGTATACGATATGAAACGAGATGAGATCCTCAAACAGGCAGAGAAACTTATCAACGGGGACCGTAACAAAGACTACGGTGACGCCAAACAAAACTTCCAAGACATAGCAGATCTATGGTCCGTGTTCCTTGGTACGAAGATCACGAGAGAACAGGTGGCAGTGTGTATGATCCTGATGAAATGTTCGCGGTTGATGAAGTCTAATCACATGGACGGATGGGTGGACATCTGTGGGTATGCAGCTTTGGGAGGAGAAAAATGAGGTATACTTGGAAAGTTACAGACGACGGGATGAATGTGTACGAGGATGGTGTTAGGGTAGCAAAGTTCGAACCGAATCAGTTCGTGCACATACTTGCCGAGTTGTCCTCGCATGTGCGTTGGCAGCAAGTAAACAAAAACAAAAACAACTTCATTGAGAGCAAACGACAGCATGCAAAAAAATCTATTCGGGAGTGACCTACACCATCAGATCAAACATGAGTTGGATTTGATAGATGTAGATTGGAATATCCCACCAGACTATCCAGATCTAACCAGCTACAAAGATGTGGCTGTGGACCTTGAGACATACGACCCCAACATCAAAACACTGGGACCAGGATGGGCGCGTAATGACGGGCATATTATAGGCATAGCCGTGGCAGCAGGGGAGTATAAAGGCTACTTCCCAATGCGGCACGAGAACGGACACAACCTAGATCCTAAGTTCACGCTCAAATGGATCAAGAAGCAACTGTCTGTACCAGAGATGAACGTGATCATGCACAACGCAACCTACGATGCAGGGTGGCTACGGGCCGAGGGCGTGGAGATCAAGGGTCGTATCATCGACACCATGATTACTGGAGCATTGGTAGACGAGAACCGTTGGTCCTTTGGCCTTGATGCTATGGCTCGGGACTTCGTAGCACTGCGTAAAGACGAGAAGCTACTGCAAGCCGCAGCCAAAGAATGGGGCGTGGATCCCAAGTCTGGCATGTATCTATTGCCGCCCAAGTATGTGGGGGCCTATGCAGAACAGGACGCCGTGGCAACGCTTAAACTGTGGGACGCACTGAAGGTGCAGCTAGAAGAGCAGGAGCTCTGGCATATCTGGAACATCGAGACGGACCTGATCCCATGCATGTTGGACATGCGAAGCAATGGGGTGCGTGTCGATCTGGACAAGGCTGACCAAAACAAGAAGCTGATTCGTAAGCAGATGTCCAAGCTGCGTAAGTATATCGAAGGCGAGGCTGGCATGGAGGTGGACATCTGGGCATCGGCGTCGATCCAGAAGATGTTTGACAAGCTGGGTATGGAATACCTTACCACGGAAAAAGGGGCACCGTCCTTTACCAAATCCTTCTTGAACGACCACCCATCCGAAGTCTGTCAGGCACTGGTTAAGCTGCGCGAGTTCGACAAGGCTGACTCTACCTTTATTGACAGCATCTTGCGCCATGAGCATAACGGACGTATCCATACGGAGCTTCACTCTACCCGCAGGGATGAGGGTGGCACCGTGACGGGTAGGTTTTCGTCTTCGAACCCCAACCTCCAGCAAATTCCTGCGCGTGACCCTGACATCAAGAAGATGATCCGTGGTTTGTTCGTGCCGAACGAAGGATGCCAGTGGGGATCGTTTGACTATTCGAGCCAAGAGCCGAGGTTATTGGTGCACTTTGCGGCGTCCATGCCTGATTACATGAGGCACCATGTGGTCGATGACATCGTTGAGGAGTTCAACACGGGGGACGTGGACCTGCATCAGATGGTAGCGGACCTTGCTGGCATCACACGGAAGCAGGCCAAGACTGTCAACCTTGGGATTATGTATGGCATGGGTGTAGCAAAACTGGCTGATCAACTTGGGATTCCAGCGGATGATGCGAAGTCTTTGATCCGTCAGCATCGGGACAAGGTGCCGTTTGTTAAGCAGCTTGCGGACGTGGCTACCAAACAGGCGTCAGAGAATGGTCAGATACGCACTCT